CCACGGCGATCGTGGAGCGGCGGATCAGGGTTTTGCTGACCTTGATGAACTTGGCGAGCGGCCACGGCTTCAGTTCGCGCCGGCCGAACGCCAGGCCGGCGTCGGTGGAGTCCTCGGAGCCGATGGAGAGTTCGCCCGTCCAGTCCGGGTCACTGGGGAACTGGTCGAGCGTCGGGATCCCCAGAGTTTCGGCGGCGCTGATGGGCGGCATCACGCGGCTGATCTGCCGCATCCAGACCAGGTCGTGAAGCTCCACGATCAGGTCGGCGATGAACTCCATCGGCGGACTGAGCAGGCCGCCGGCGATGTCCAGGTCCTTTTGCAGCGACCGGCGCTCGGCGCCCGGCGTGCAGAAGAACTGAAGCGTCCGGTTCATCCGGTCCATCGCGCGCCGTTCCTCCCGGTAGTTCGGGATGGTGAACCGGCGCTTCAGCCCCATGCGGCCGGCCGGCAGTTCCATCGTGCGAACCTCCGGCACGCCCTCGTCGGAGCCGCCGTCGCTGCGTTCCTCCTGCGTGACCGTCGTCGTCCCCTTGAAGCCGGCGAGCTCGGTTTCGAGCTTCTTGAACCGCTGCTCGTCCTGCTCCATGCGCTGCGCCGTGGCCTTCAGCGTCTCGCCCTCGACGAACTGCTCTCCGAACTTGGTACGCTCCTCGTCGTTCAGTTCGCGCTTCTCCGTCTGCGACGGCTTGAGGATTTCGTTTGCGGCCTTGAACCTCTCCTCGGCCTTCTTGTACGTCTCCTGCACTTTCGTCATGACCGTCCCTTTCACAATGCGCGGCTGTCGGTCAGGCTTCGGCCTCCGGTTCAACGCGCCGCTATCAAAGAAAAAGCCCGGTTCGGCGTGGCGCAAGCGCGCCAGTCGGACCGGGCTATCGGTCGCGCATCAGCGCCACAGGAATAGCCTCCTGCGGATTCGGCCTGATCAGGGCCTCGCTGATGTCAAGTTGTTCGTCAGGCCGTTGCGGCGGCCAGCTTCTCCTTCAAACCGACCTGCGCCAGCTTCACCCGCAGCGCGCAGCGTTCCGCGTCGCCGCTCGGCTTCGTCGCGCCGGCTTTCGGGTGCGCGCTGCGGAATTCATGCAAGCCTCGGATCGCGCAGCGCGTGTCTTCGTAAGCCGGATTGTCCACGGGGCAGACGTCATGCAATGAGGCGAACTCCGTGATGTGGCGCACGGGCGTCCCGTCGGCGCGTTCGCTCCACACTTGCCCGTCGTCCTTGACGGTGAAGGCGAAGGAGTTGTTGCGGATGTCCCCGCGCTTCACGAGTTCCTCGATGTCGCGGCCGGCCTGGGTCTTCGGCAGTGGGCACTCGTAATGCACCCCGTCCGCCCGTTCGTCGAGCTTGAGCGTGCCGCTGGACGTGCGGCCGAGCGTTTGCAGGCCGCCGGAATGGTTGATCACGCAGCGCACGTCCGGGCCTTTGGTCAGCACGTTCTTGGCCGCGCCCGGGTCAATCACTTCGACAAACTCCTCGCCCTCTTCGAGCACGTCCATCTGCCCGTCCTCGTTCGCCATGCGCCGGCTTTCCTTGCCGTAGGGGATCGCCAGGCCCGCGAGCACCGGCTGCTTCGAGGAGTTGGGGTCGTTCGGGTCCGTCTGCCGTTGCTCGATGTGGCAGTCGGCCACGGCCTGCACGCGGCGCTCCATCCGGTCATCGGCCTGTCGTTTCTGCTTTGCGGGCATCAGACTTCCTCCTCTTGGGCCAGCAGCGCGCGAACTTCCTTCTGCGCGCCGCCGTTGGATGCGCGGATGACTTCTGCGACGCGGGTTGCCCGGCGCTCCATGAGCGCGGTGACGGTTGCCTGGGCGTCCGAGGGTTCGATCCCGGCCGCCACATAAAGCGGCATGAGCAGTCCGCGCGCGTGGTCGGCGTGCTTCGGATAGAATTCCTCCGGGAACCGCCGCAGCGCGGCCGGGTCGTTCAGCGCCTTTTCCAGTGCGGCGCGTTCGCGCGACCGGACGCGGCGCCATGCGTCGAGGACCAGGAACCGCATCGCCGGCGGAACCTTGTCGGCCGGCGAAGCCTTGTCGGCCTGCGCCGGCATCTGGCCGAGCGGGACCATGTTCAAGGGCTGCAAATAGTCGTCGCCGTTCGGGACGGGATTCATGCCCTCCGCCCGCCGGATGTCATTCGAGGAAAGCCACCCGCTGTTGCGGCCGATCTGGTACGCCTCGTACCGGCTCTTCATGTCGCCGCGGAGCAGCGCCGCGATCTTGAACTGCGCCCGCTTCTGAGGCTCGTCCGTCAGCAACTTCAATTCGGTCTCTTCTTCCCACATGACCAGCCACGGCATGACCGTATAGACCACGTATTCCAGGGCGAACTGCTCGATGCTCGCGTAACTGGGCTTGTCCAGCACGGCCAGCATGTGAAGGGGCATGTGGTACCAGCGCGCGACTTCCTTCACGGTGAATTCGCGGCTTTGGAGGAATTGCGCCGCCTCCGGCTCGATGCCGGTCTTGATCCAGTCCAGGCCTTCTTCGAGGATGAGGAATCGGTGCGCGCGGTCTGCGCCGGCGTGCCGGTCCTCGATGGATTTCTGCAAGTTCGCCCGCGCCTTGTCCTTCAGTTCGCCCGGATATTTCAGGATGCCGCCCAGGTGCAGGTCGTTGGCGAAGAAGCGGTTGGCGAGCTTCTCCGCGCCAAGCCCGCCGCCGACGGTCTCCGCCGCGTGCTTGATGACCGAGTACCCCTTCAGCCCGTCGAATCCCAGGCCGCGCAGGTGCAGGACGTGCGCGGGCGTCAGGTAGAGCTTCTTCCCGTCCTTCTGCTCGTATCGGTAAACCAGGTCGCCCTCGCTGATCCGCACGCCGTCATCGGCCACGCGCGGGCGGTCGTCCCAGATGAGCGGTTCCGTCCGGTTCGGCAGCATGATCGAAAGCCCGCCGGGCCGGCCGGTCTTGGTCCGCGCGATTTCGGCGTACCCGTTTCCCCAGGTCAGCACGTGGGCCGTGAGGGTCTTCTTCAGGATGGCCGGCGAGAGGTGGCGTCCCGGCCGCCGGAGCGTCGTGGCCGCCGGATCGTCCGGCAGCGGTGTGCGCGTGTCGCCGTGTTCCTCCCAGATTTCGAGCGGCAGGCAGCCGACGGTATTCGAGATCAGGTCCACGCAGCACCAGACCGCGTTGTAGGTGAGCGCCAACTGCTCGTCAACGTTCTCCCCGGAGGCCGTCTCGCGCCCGCCGAGCAGCATCTTCATCACCCAATACTGCGGCGAGAGCGGGGACCCGCCCGTCAGTTTCCAGGCGCGATAGGCGACTTTCAGCCGGCCCAGGGCGTTCATGCTAGAACCTCAAAAGCCCGCGCGTCTCGTATACGGACCGTTTCGGTTGCGGCGAAAACATCTGCATCCCGAGGCCCATGATCGCCGCGACGATGCCGTCGATCTTCTCGGCGCTCAGCCGCTTCTTCGGCATGATCTGGTTCAGGCCGTTCAGTTCGACTTCGACGTTCGAGGCCATCCAGCGCAGGACCGGATGCCCGCCATGCCGCAGCTTCCCGGAGCGGACCAGTTCCGCGAAGCGCAGGCACGGCTCGTTGTACGACTTCTTCGATTGCAGGAATTCCATGACGGTATAGCCGTTCGCCTGCAGGTCCTGCTCCTGCTTGCGCGCGTTCGCCGGGTCGAGGGCGACTCCCTGCAAGTCGTATCGCTTGCGGTATTCCTCGAGCGCCGCGTAGATGCACTCCACGTCCGTGCTATTGCCTTCGGTCAATTCGACAAGCCCCTGCGCGAGAAATTCCCGCATGGGCGAAGCCGTCAGGTCGCGGCGGCATTGCTTCGGCAGCCAGAAGCGCGGGAGCAGGAAAACTTCGTCGCCGCGCGGGATCACCAGGACGAGCGCCGCCATGTCGTCGCGCCACCCGAAATCCAGCCCCGCCCATGCCGGCTCGTTGGCCAGCGCGGCCAGCTCGAACGGCTGGCCGCAGTCGTCCCATTGCGCCATCGGGATCCACCGCACGTCCTGCTCCGTGCGGACGTTCAGGTGCAGCCGCTTGAACGTGTTCTCGAAGGTCGGCTGCGTCTGCGCGCGCAGGCATTCGCGCTCCATGTATTCGAGCGGAATGGTTATGCCGAGGTTCGGGTTGGCCTTCCTCCACACGGCCGGGTCGCGCCAGTTGTCTTGCGCGCTCGCCTCGAAAATCACCGGCAGGAACTTGGGGTCGTTGATGATCCCATCGCGCACCTTGCAGGCGTAATCGTACTTCTCGTTGCAGACGGATTCCCGCTTGTAGTCCGCGGTCGTGATGTACCAGATCATCGGCTGCCTGCGCTTGCCCGTCGAGGTCATGAGCACTTCGAGAAGCTCCGAGTGGGTCTGCGCGTGCAACTCGTCAAAAATCAGGAAGTGCGTGTTGAAGCCGTGCTTCGTCTCGGATTCGGATGAGAGGGCCTTGTAGATCGTGTTCTGCGGGTACTCGATGCTTTTCATCGAGGCGAAGATGCGGCACTGGTCGCCGAGCTCGGGCCGGTTGACCAGCATGCCGCGCGCCTGCCGGAACACGAGCGCGGCCTGCTCGCGGTCGGACGCGGCGGAGTAAATCTGCGCGCCCGGCTCGTCATCGCAGAAGGCCACGAGGTTCAGCAGCCCGGCCGCCTTCGCCGTCTTTCCGTTCCCGCGCGGCTCGTAATCGAAGACCTCCCGGTACCGCCGCATTCCGTCCGCCATCTTCCATCCGAACGCGCAGCCGACGTGCGCCGCCTGCCAGGGCTGAAGCACAAAGGGCTTTCCCGCCAGCGCGCCCTCCACGTGGCTCATGCGTTCGGCGAAAAAGGAAACCGCCACGTCGGCAACCCGCTCATCGAACTGCGCACCCGGCGGCGCCGTCTTGATCGGGTCGTAGCCGGGGATGAGCTTGAAGAGTTTGCGCCATTTCGCTGAAATGGGTTTGGCCTTAGCCATTGAGCTTAAAAACCTTTCCCGTTGCGTTCGCCCGCGGCGCGGCCGTGTGCACCATTCCCGCCCGCGCGGACGGCGTCAGTCCGAATTGCCGTTCCAGTGCGAGCAGGTTGTTGCAGATTGCGAGGATGACGTAGGGGTCCGACTTTCCGCCGCGCCCCATATCGGCCAGCTTCGCGCACAGCAGGCAGTAGCGCGCCAGCGCGTTCCGGTCGGCGGCCTTGAGCAGCCCCATGCCGTCGAGTTGCCGGCAGACTTCATTCCAGAACGGGCGCGCGCAGTCCGGAAGCCACGCCGGCCGGACCGGCCGCTCGTCCAGGGGTTGCGGTTCTGCCTCGCGCAGGTTCCCGCGCCAGGATCCCCGCGCCTGAAGCACCGCAGTTGGCAGAGGCACCGGCCCGCGCCTACCCATGCTGATCCTCCTGGGTCTTCGCGGAGTGGCAGGAATGGCAGAGGCTTCGGAGGTTCTCGAGGGAATCCGGGCCGAGCGGGCGGGGAATCTCGTGGTCGGCGTCGGTGGCGGGCCTTCCGCATTTGCGGCAGAAGGGTTCGCGCGCCAGTTGCATCCGGCGCAGCTTCTGCCAGCGCGCGGAGCAGTAATAGGCATGGCGCGCTTGCTCCTCGGTCTTTCCGAGTTGGGCCAGGCGCGCGGGCGTGGGCCGCGTGCACAGGACCGGCGCGCTCATCGGCATAGGACACTCGCCTTGTTCAACCGCTGAACATTCCGTTCAAGAAATGAACTTCGCTGAAGGCTAGTGTATCACGGCTTCCGAAAAATGCAAGGCCTAAACCCCCGTTTGGCCACCTTTGTCCACCTTTGGCCGCATTTGTCCCAATTTTCTTGGTGGCACAGCCAGGTTTTGCAGCCATGCGTCGAGTTCGGAGCGGTAGGTGACCGGGCGGTTTCCTGTCCCGACGCGATGAACTGGAAGCCCGAACTTCCCCCAACGGCGGGCCGTCCGGCGGGAGAGTTTCAGGTAATCGGCGATCTGCTTCCAGCCGACGAGTGGCGATGTGTCGGGCATGTTATTCCTTGTCGACTCTGGAGACGTAGAGGGCATCATGTTTGATGCTCCTTCCACCATGCCGCGACCTGCTCTGCCGTGAAGGGGCCCGCGATAAGTTCGTCAGGATTACGCTCTGCAAAATCATTGCCGAGTGCGTACCATCCTCCGCCATCCCCGGTATAGTCGCCATGCCGCGATTCAATCTCAACCCTCTGGGCGCGGCGAGTGATGTAAAAACCCGACTCCGCGATGGTGACGCCTTTGGCTAGTTTCATGGGTGAGCTTCTCCCAGATAGTTCGGCTGCGGGACCTTCATCCATGCGGCGTTGTCGGCGCCGCGATACTGCCCGGTCAGCGCCCAGGGCCGCCGGCCGTGCGCCACGTGGGAGAGCGGGATGCTGTCAAAGCGCATCGTCCGGATCCCCTTCTCCCGGACTCGCCAATGGAGCACGTCGTCATCGCCGCCCCATCCGACGCCGGCGCGCTCGTCCCATCCGCCGGCCTTCAGCCAGTTCTCGGCGCTCATGTAGTTGCAGCTTCCGCGGCACTCGCCGCCCTCGCTGAAGATCGGCCGCTTCAGCCAGTCGGCCCACGCGCGTGCCGGCGCGTCCTCCGGCTGAATGTCGCGCCGCCTGACCCAGACGTGGAACGGCTGCACCGCCGGATAGACCAGAAGCTCCAGGAGCCCGGGCGGCACGAGATAGTCCACGTCGAGGCAGACGACGCCCTGGCAGCCTCTGGCGATGAGCCGGCGGATGCCGGAATTTTTGGCGGTGCAAATGTTGATCTGGGCGGCGTCTGCGGATCGGCAGGTCATGAAGTGAATTTCGCCGCCGGCCTCCACGGGAAACACCAGATCGCCCAAGTCCGGAAAATCACTCTCGCTTATGACGGCAGTGCAGAGAGTGATTCCCGGCACGGGCAGGATGTCTATAAGGCTCTGCAGCAGCCGGTTGCGCTCCATCGGCAAGTGCATCGCGTGTACGACCAACCCGAGGCGAGACTGTTTCATCCCCCAAATCCTTTCGTGTAGACGCCGAGCACGCCCTGGTAGACGAACAGCGGCGTGAGTTCCGGGTAGCGTTCGGCCATGACTTTCTCGGTGAGGTCCGGCTGCAAGTGCGTCTCAGCCGGATTGTCGTAAATCGTCCCTTGCGGGTACAGGTACGGGACCTGCACGAGCGCCCGGCGACAGCGCGCCAGGACTGCGCGCGCGTCGCCGATGCTCAAGTGCTCAAGCACGTCGCCGATAATGACCATGCTGTACGGCGTCAGATCGAAGGTGCGAACGTCGCCTATGAACACGCTGCGATACAGCGCCCGCAGGCCGAACATTTCGACGTAGGGCGCAAAGATTTCCACGGCGTCGAGGTTCGGGTGTCCGGCGCGCAGCAGCCGGGCGTACTTCCCGATTCCGGGGCCTACGTCGAGAATTTCCGCGCCCGCCTCGACGTGGCCCCGGAACCAGAGTTGAATGTCGCTGTCGAATACCGTCGGCGACTCAGGCATTGGACTTCGTCTCCGTCTCTGCGGCGGCGGCCGGCGCTTCGGCATATCGCACCGTGCCGAAGTGCTCCCGCGCGACCTTCTGGATGTGAACGTCGTAGTGGTCCCGCGTTCCCCAAACCCAGGGCTTGACCTGGGCGACGGCTTGCTCGCTCGTCGTGAATGCGCCCTGCGTCGGGAGTTCGCGCTTGCACTCCCCGAAGCAGTGCGTCATCCGCGCGCCGCGGGAGTTCGGCAGGCCCTCCTTGTCGAGGTACGACTTGAAGTACCACCACTTCCCGTTGACGCGTACCTGGACGGCGCCCGGCAGTTTGCAGCACGTCGCCTCGAACGCCGCCGGCAACTCCTGATCGAGATCGTGCATCTTCATCCCTTACGCTCCTTTCGGGCATTCCGCGATCTTGCGTTCGAGTTCCTTCAGGAGCGCTTCGCCACGGAAGCGGAATTTCTCCTGCCCCTCGTCGCGGTACGAGGTGAACGCGGCGGACTCGACTTCCTCAAAAACGTGCTCCGGGAACGGGCCGGGGTCGGGAATCGCGTAGCCCATCTTGCGATGGTCAACGGCCTTCGCCGCCGGGTACGCGCGGATCAGCGGCTTCCATCGCTGCTGGTACATTTCCTCCGGCCAGCACAGCCGGTACGCCGCGGCCCAGTTGACCCAGATTCGGTCCTCGATCTTCGTGTAGGGATACGGCACCGGATCGAATCCCTGCCCGCGGTATTGGTGCCAGGGGGAAAGTCCGGTGTGAGCGAGGATGCGGATCCCGAGCGCCGCGCACAGCATCCCGATCGTTTCCTCCTCGTATGCCACCCATCCGGGAAGCTGCGGATACCCCCCCATCGCTTCCCACGCCGGCCGCGCGCCGATGTAACAGCCTCCGTTCACGCAGGCGATCTCCATCAGCCCTTCGCGCTTGTCCGTCCATCCCGCGCGGTAAAGCCCGTGGTCGAGCCACAGCGACGGCGCCCCCATACGCGACGTGGGCAGGCATCCGATGCAGTTTCGCTCCAGGACGATCCACGCCATGCGCGAAAGTTTGTCCGGTTCCAGCAGCGCCCGGCATTCCTCGTTCGGCGGCTCGTCATGCCACTGCCGGCCCTGCCGCTGGATTGCGCCCCACTTGTCCGCATCCGGCTCGGCCTTGAGCGCCGCAAGCCGCTTGCTCTCGTCGTAAAACTTGATCCGGAACTGCTCGTCGAGAAGGGCCGCAAGGCACTCTCCCGGACCGTGGAGCGTGTGCGCGTCCTCCGTCGCCAGACATTGCGAGTCCGCCGCCGCTTCGCAGAACCCCCATGCTCGCGCGCGCGCCGTCCCCATCCGCCGCCGTCTGGGCAGCGTCCGCGCGAAGGATGAGATATCCGGCTCGGGCGGATTCGACCCGTCGTCCACGTGAAGGATTTCCGTGATGGCCGGCTCGTAGCGCCGCGCGGAAGCTGCGGTCCGCTCCAGCCATTCCCCTTCGTTGCAGGACGGGACGATCAGGCTTGTTCGCGGGTACATGGAATCTCCTTTTTAGACGGTGAGAAGTTTGCCGGTCGTTTCTGTCCTCGCATCGCCTGTGCCGCTTCCTCGTAGCAACCCAACTCAGTATACCAACCGTTCTTGATGTCGGCTAAGAGAAACCGCACGAGTTCCGCGCTCGTCTTTGGATACCGCTTCGGCTTCCGGCGCAGATGGAAGATTGCGGCAAGAACTTTCTTCGGTTCAACCGGCCGCCGTTCCTTTGTGATCTCCCCGATGATCTGCCGCAGGTCGCTTCTCCATTCCTTCGGGGACTGTCCGATGATGAAGTTGATCGTGCCGTCGTTCCAATCACAAAAATCTAAACAGGAGTCCGTAGGGTTCCCGGACCGGGAAGAACCGCGCGACTTGCGCCCGCTCCTTAAGGAATCCTTTTCTGTTGTTAACTCTGCTTCTCCCTCTCCCTCTGCCTCTTTCCTGTTGGTAACTGTGGTGGTAACAGTTACCCCGTTGTTACCGTCCGCTTTTTTGCGTTGTGCGCGTAACCTTCGCATTAGCGCGGCTTTAGGACTCTCTTGGGCCTCTTGCCAATGAGGAATTAGTATTTCTCCAGAATTTCCGCAGAACGTCGCCAGATGTTCTCCAGACAATCTCTGGAGCGCCTGGAGAACGCCTTTGGAATGTCTGGAGTACCAGCGAGCGAGAGAATCCCTTGTGTGGCCGGTCTTTCCGTGATTTGCGGTGCGTGCCGCGAACGACCGCAAATCCGCGAGAACTCCACGCTCAAAAGGCGAGAGCGCAAGGTACTGCGGGTCGCTCAGTTGCCGGTCCTGCCATACCTTATGCCACGGGCGATGCTTCATCTTTCCCTCGATGTTTTACCGTGCCGGAAGAGCAAGTCCATTCCGCTCGCAAACTTCCTGGATGCTGTCCTTAAACCGTACCAGTGGATCGTCCTTCAGCGCGCGCACGATCTCCAAAATCCGCTCGTCCGTCTGTCCGGCCTCGATGCGCTCGACCTGGCCGAAGTCCTCCCCGGTCGCCGGCTGGCAGCGCGCGCGGACCTGGTTCATTTTGCCGATCCAGATTTCCGGCGTCCGGGGCGCGAATGCCTGCACGAAAGGCCGCAGCTTTCCGACGAGGCGCGCGATGTTGGCGGCGTCAAGCATCGGCTCAACGGAGAACGAGACTTGAAAGCAACGATCAAAGGCCGTGCGCGCGGCCTCGAGACGCTCAATGATGCCCGTCGTGTGCGGCTCCCAGTAGGCTAA